ATCAAGAGTTTAACCTTGTTCAGGATGGTACAAAACGACAACAAGAGAAAGATGATCACGAGTTCCAACATATTGCAAACTTAGAGAGAGAAGAGATTAGAACAAAAAGGGAGCAAGATAACATAAGACTAAAGGAAGAACATAAAGCAAATCAAACAAGTAGGGAGAAAAATGTTGACTATATTAAAGAGGGAACATTAAATAATGACTCGTATGATCCAGCAGATGATATCATGAGAAATATACTTACAAAGAATTCTCTGGATACATCAGTCTATAAAGACAATGCAGGGACATTGGAGCCTATGCCAAGCAGTGACCAACCACTAAAGAGAAGTAAGCCAGAAGATGGTACAATTAAACAAATTAAATAAGAAGGATTAGACATGGCAGTTTCATATGATGATGTAGAAGAGAGAGCTTTAGGCAGACAAGCAAAGATTGCAAATCTAGCAGAAATGCAACTAGATAATGAGATTTCTGATGCCGATAGAGCATTAAATGTTGAGCAGCAAGGATTAAATGAGCAAGCAGATGCTGCAATGACACAAGACGCTGCTGCTTTCATAGAGCAAATGGATCAAGTGCATGATAATGGTGGAGACCCAATGGAAATATTCAATAGACTCCCACCAGAGATGCAGGAAAAAGTTTCAATGCTTTTGCAGCAAGATTCTGCACCTGTTCAAGAGCAAGAGTTTCAACCAATGCCTCAACAAGCTGCACCTCAGCAACAACCTGTTAATATTACAGACACAGCAAAACAAATAGCACAGCTATAATTAATTCATACCAAGGAGAAAGATTATGAATGAAGAAACAGTAGAGTTAACAATGGAACAACAAAGGGAATTATACTATGACAGTATGAGCCTAGATGCATTGGAAACTGAAAAGAAAAATATTGATGAAGCAATTGAAGAAATCAGTATCTTACAGAGAAATTTTAATGCATTAGTTAGTTTATCAAAAAATGATGATTGGAAAGTGTTTACAGAAATGTATTGTGATGATGAGAGGGATAGAATATCTTCTGCACTTACTGGTACACAATCATTTAGAGCAGAGACTGAAACTCAGTTGCAACAAAAGCTTCTCTCAATCAGACACTTCAAATTGTTTTTACGATCAGCAGAAGCTGAGTCAGCAAATTCTGAAGAGCAATTAGCAATGTTTAGAGAGTCACTTGTTTCAATAACAGCTCATATTAGTTCAAGAAAAAAATAGGAAGGATAATCATATGGCAACAAATACAAATATTGATGAAATGTCAAATGAGGACTTCTTGGAGTTCATGAATAATGCTGCTTCGGGACCAATAACCTTTGAAAGCAATGAAGAACCAGTCGAAGAGGTGACTCCTGGTTCCCAAGAAACAGAGGTTGAGCAAGAAGAGGTTTCAGGAGAAGATAAGGAATCTGATGATATCATTGATGCAGAAGCAGAAAATGAAAAAGCTACAGAGGAAGATTCTGATATCGACCAAGAACATAAAAATGAAAATGAAGCTAAAGAGTTAGAAGATAAAAACGATAACGCTGAGAGTCAAGAGCCAGATTATATGGCAGAACTTGAAGAGTTACGAAGGCTAAAACAAGAGTTGTCTAAAGGTATTGAGCTAGGAGGAATAGAGGTTGAAGGGTTAACTGACCCACAACAAATACGTGAACTTCAAAAAGCTTATTACGAAAAAGATAAGAGTGCAAGTAAGTTTAAAAAAGTAAGACCTGTTATTGATGCGTTAGAAAAAAACAATTTGCTAGAAGACAAGGAAAAGCTATCCCTGGTTCTTGAAGCAGCAAACGGCAATACAGAAGCTTTTAAGACTTTAATGAAGCAAAATAATATTGATCCATTTGAATTGAATATGGAGGAGATAGACCCAGAAAGCATTGACCCAAATAAACACTTTGGAAGTTCAATAGAGTATGAGTTTAAAGATTTTATTTCAGAATCAAATGACATTGGCGTTGAGGATAAATTGGTTACAAATGTAATTAATTCATGGGACAACGAATCAATTGAAAAGCTTGTTACTGATAAAGACTCAAGAAAAGTAATGCTCAGTCATCTTAAGACTGGAGCCTTTGATAGAGTTAACTCGGAAATAAGAGCAATGGAACGAACTGACTTTTCAGCAAATGGAGATTTTAAAAATTTAACATCTCATGAAAAGTATGTTGTAGCAAGTAATAAACTTGCAGAAAGACTGTCGAAGTCTAGTGCGAAGACGAGTGAACCAGAGGCGACAACTTCATCAACAGTAGAGGCAGAACAGCCTGTACCTGTAGTTGAAAATAAACCGAAAAGGAGAGCTACTGATAACACTAAGAGACTAGAGGCAGCAAAAAAAGCTAGTAAGTCAAGTCAGACAGTTGATGTCGGCACAAGCAGAGAAGCTTCTGAAGCAGATCTATTGTCATTAGACAATGATGATTTCATGAAGCAGATGAATAAAATTTTAAAAGGATAAGTTATGGCATATAATGGTCAACAATATAATCAAGGTGGAGAAGCTCCAGCTACGTCAAGTGCTGGTGCACAGTTAAATGATTTTCATTTTAGTAGATATGCAGTATTAGAAGCTGCAAAGAAAAAAGTATTTTCACAAATTGGTGCATCTCGTAAGCAACCAAAACACTTTGGTGTTAAGATTAAAAAATATAGAGAATACCCAATTCTTCATGATGCAAACATCAATGATCAAGGTGTAGATGCTAACGGTGTTAAAATGGTTGTTGGTAAATGGTACTCGTGGACAAACCCAACGGATACAGCAACTAGACAAGAGCATAATACTGTTGCAGAAGCTAAAGCAAGAGCTGGTCAAGTTCGTATTCAAAAAGGTGATGGTAACCTTTACGGTTCAAGTCGTGACTTTAACGTTCAAACTGGTGGTTTCCCAATTCTTGGTGAAGAAGGTGGAGCAGTTAACCTCGTTGGTACAAAACGTGATATCGTTGAAGCATCAATTAAAAGATTTGGTTTCGCTATTCAATATACAAGAGCAGCAATGGATCTTGATACAGATGGTTCACTATTGATGAAAGAAGTTCAAAAAGTTGCTGAAGCTTATGGTGATATTCGTGAAGCACAAATTCGTAATGAACTAATTGCTCAAGGTTCACAAAATGCAACTTATGCAGGTATCGCTACAAATAAAGCAACTATTGATGAAACAAGCTTGATTACATTCAAAACTCTTAGACTATTGAAGCAATCACTTGATACAGCAAGATGTCCTGTTGATACAAACATGGTTACTGGTTCAACTAAAATTGATACTAAAGTAATTAAAGCAGCAAGATACATTTATATTCCACAAGAGTTGGTTCCAACACTTGAAGACATGACTCACAATGGTAAAACATTATGGATGGATGTAGCTGAATATGCTGATGGTGGTAACGTAACAAATTCTACTGCAGAGTCAAAAGAAAATGTTGCTGAAGGTGAAATTGGTAGAATCGGTTCATTTAGATTTATCGTTGTTCCTGATATGCCAGTATGGTTTGGTGCAGGTGCTGATAGTACTGATGGAACTGACAATAATGCAGATGGAACAGAAGATGCAGGAGAAAATATTCATGCAACAGATGGTCATTATGATGTAATGCCAATGCTAGTTGTAGGTTCAAATTCTTTTGAAACTTATGGACTCGAAGGTGATGTTGCTAAAGTTAAACATGGAGAGCCAAGAGTTATTCCTGGTATCGACAATCATGGAGACCGTGGTTCAATCGCTATTGACTGGTACTTCGGACTTTTAGTGAACAAACCAGAGCATATTAGATGTGTATTTTCTGCAGCTAAGATTGCATAAGTATAATCGTTATTGTTAAACTCTAGCCAGAGTAATACTTTGGCTAACACCCCTAGAAATAGGGGTTCTCTCCATATACAAGCAATCATAAACCTTTCCAGAACCAGCAAAAACTACCATGAATAGGTTATCTACGCCGTTTATCGCATCTACTCCATCTATACCGTTTTAACCATATCTTCAGATTCAACATGCTATAATATATAATCTTAAAACAAGGAGATTAGCCATGAAAGAGCTAACAAAAGTATTTGACGGAGTAGAGCTACCAATAGAGCTTATAACAGAAGAGAACTATATGATAGATGTATCAGGTGTTGCAAGCAAATATGGAAAGAACATCGGTGAATGGATTAATGGTAGAAGAGTACAAGAGTTATTGGATATAAAAGCAAAAAGATTATTTAAAAGCATATCCTTAGACGAAACTGAAGATTTAAAGGTAGATTTTTCTTCCTTTAAAAAAAGCCTAGTCCAGATAGGAATAGGTAGATACGGAAAAAGCAGAATACATAAATCAATGTTAATACCATTTGCAAGATTTATTTCTCCAGAATTTGAGGACTGGTGTGATGTAATGATTGAAGATATACTTACTGGAACACTGTCTGATAAGTATCAATGTGAAATGCAATCAGCTTTAGCAGAAACAAGAAAGTTCAATGTATATGTAAAGCCAGATGGTAAATACACATCGGCAAGAGGACTAATTCAGAACTCACCAGAGTTATCCGAGAACCATGACGATAAATCAATTAAAGAATTACTTGCATTAAAAGGGTTTATTGAGCCATACTATACTCAGAGTAAAAAGTGGAGAGTAACTGACAAGGGTAAAACTACCGACATGTTCGATTTGGACTCTCATGGTACAATTTTATACAACATAGAAAATACAGAGAAAGCAGTTAATCAATTACTTATTGCACACAATCTGAGACAGATTGGAACAATGATGAGAATATCAGTATACAATGGATTTACTGGAGAGTTCTATCAGCAATATCATTCATTAAATGAGGCAGAGAGACAATTAGGTGTAACAGGTATATCTGGAGTGCTCAATGGTAACAGAGATAAAAAGCACATTAGAGGTATGGTATTTAGAGATGATGAACCTAGAGACTTTATAGAACCACTCAAGGGTGATGATTTGAAAAAGATATTCAGAGATATAAATGTGTTCAATGACAATGGAATACTTATTAAAAGATGTAAAACTGGAAGAGAAGCTGGATTAATAGGTGGAAACGGTGTAACACAAGTTGGTAGACTTCTCAAGTCAGGAAAAGCAAACAGCAAAGGCTATACATATGCATATGCAGAATTAGAGTTTGCTCCTCGAAGATAGTAGCCATTCAAGAACCAGCACTACCTCTCTCTGGTTCAAATAAGTCACTTTAAACTTCATTATGGTATACTACCAGATAAACCAAACCAAACCCAAAGGAAGAACAAATGAGAATTGAAAGTATAGAAGAATTTACTAACAAGCAGCTATTAGAGATAGCATCAAAAGATTATGGTATTGAATATTTTTCAGATGCTAAAAATCCACACAAGCCAAATAAGCAAGAGATTGCAGACGCTATCAATGATTTTATTGATAATTCACTTGATTTTAAAGCTAAACCAAAAGCACCTGCAAAGAAAAAGAAAACAGCTTCTGATATCAAAAAAGAACTGTTAGCTCTTCATAGGGTAGAGATTACCGAGTTGAGAAAAATTGAGTCCTTTGAAAACGATGATTCAAATAGATGTGTATTTATTACATGGGGAAATGATGTTGTTGGTCACGTAACAAACAGAGTTGTATTTAATACACCTTGGATGTTGCCAATTGGGTGTATTGAGAATCTTAAGTCTGTTGAATACAGTCCAGTTTCAAACAAGGGTTCAGTGCCAGTGACATTATCACCTAGACCAGCTTATAGAGTTGTAGATCTTGGTCTTCCATCTGAAGAAGAGTTAAAAGCTATAGCAACAAGACAACGCCTAAGAGAGGCACAAGGAGAGTAATATGCCAGCACCGTACCATGGAACAGTAGATTATACAATACCAGATACACCTACGGGTGTTGATGACACAACAGGTCTGTTAAGACTTGATACTATCATTAACAACATTGACCCAGATGGTACGAGTGTTGACGTTGAATCATTCATTGGTAATCAAACGCTACTGGATGGTGGAGTCTTTGGTAAGCTTCTAAGAATATTGAGAGTTCATCTTGAAGATATGAAAAACAGAAATGAACTTACGGAGTCAATGGCAGGAGAAGTTTACTCAAACTTCATTACACATGCTCTCTCTGGTTCACTAGAGTTTTTATTCAAAAATGAAGAGCTAAAGCAGACTGGAAAACAGAGAAGCATTGATATGATACTCGGTATGCTTGACATTGAGAATAAAAAATTATTAAAAGAGCAAAGTCAAGAAGAGCTAAAACTTAAAGAATTTTCACTTAAATTCCTTATGCCAAAAGAGCATGAGTCACTTACTGAGAAAATCGAACTTCAACACATCGAACATCAAATAAAAGATTTCTACAAAAGTGATATGCAACCAATAGAGAAAAGCTTACTTACCTCTAAATCAGATGCCGAAGCAAAAGAATTGGAAATTAGAACATACTACAAAAGTGATATACAACCAGTAGAGAAAACTCTCGTGGATGACAGTCACAGTGCAAATCTTAAAAAATTAGATATTGCAGCAATTGATGAGGATATTAAGG